TTCTACACCGTTCATAGAAACGGTTTCTTTTCTAGCTTTGCCATTGAATACACGGCAAGCTGCATCCATATATTTACTAAACATATTATACATATCCTCCGTATATTCAAATTACTGCATTACATACAGCATAACAGTTGGTAAACCTAACAGTTCGTAGGTTGTGTCTTCTTCAAAGCCCCAAACCTCAAATACGTTTTCGCCTTCTGGTTTTTCAGCTGTGATTTCATAGTGACCATTAGCTTTTGGACAAGCTTCGCCAGCACCTGCAACCCACTGAGCATACATGCCTTTTTGTGGTTCGCCAGCAGCGCATACAAAGTTGGAAGTTTTGAAGGTTGTACCGGCTTCCTGAACCCAAACATTAGCCATTGTGCCTTTGCCGTTGAAGAAGTCCAGTTTTGTTTCCAGAGCTGCGTCGTGCAGAACTTCGGAGCTATATACGAAATAGCCTTTTTTATCTGTGCCTTCCAGTGGTTTGATGGATGGAACTTCGTCTGCAGGGTCTGCATAGAACAGTTCTACCATTTCAAAATTGTCCATATCTGCTGTGCACATTGCGCCGCCATCAATCTGGCGAGGGTTTACAACGCAGTTCCAGTAGCCAACAGCATGATCGCCACGGCGACCAATCAATGCTTCATAAGAAGTTGTCATTGTGAAAATTCCTCTTTCTAATTAAATTTGGGCAATAAAAAAGAGCTGTGCCTTTGCACAACTCAAGCCCTTACGATATTTATATCTTACAGAACTAAATCAACAACACCGTTGTAAATATCTGTATCTTTAATTACTTTTTTCTGTGGTTCTACCAGTTTACCTAAACCAGAACCATTTTCTACGATGCCGTTGCTAGACTTAGCATTCATAGAACTCTGTACAGGAGCTGCGTCAATCAGTTCGATTAACATATCAGACAGAGCGTTTTTAGCATCTAAAGCTTTTTCAGAATCTAAAGTATCGGCAATCAGAGCCTGAGTTGCTTCTTCTTCGAATTTGTTCAGTGCGCTCAGTTTTTCGAATTTAGCTTTGTATTTTTCCAGAGCTTCGTTCAGAGCTGCTGCGTACTGTTCAGCTTCGAATTTTTCTTTATATTCATTTAAGCTTTCGATGGTTTCATTTAAAGTAACAATCTGTTCATTCAGAGAAACAACAGTTTCTTTCTGAGCAACATTGTCTTCTTTCAGAGCGTTCAGTTCGGTTTCTGTTTCAGAAACTTTTGTTGTCAGCTCGTCGATTGTAGTCTGCATTTCAGCTTTCGCTTCATTAACCGCAGTTTCTAACTGGTTTTTAGCTTCCTGAGCCGGAACCATTTCGACTTTTACTTCCATTTTTGTTCTGTTTTCATAGTCAACAGTAACGCCATCTTCAGATTTAGAATAAGAAACTTTATATGTTTCCCATTCGCCAGCTTCTTCGTTATATGTTTCATAGAAGAAATGGTCGTCGTTAATGGAATAGTCACTGATGTACATACGCATGTAATCAGCTGCGGTCATCACGTTAGCTAATGCTTTATAAATCCCATCGCGGGTCTCGCCTAAAGACAGCCCGTTTAAGGAAGTTAAGAAAACGTTATCCACGTCATTAACCTCATTCTTTGTAGATTCTGCATCCATGTCTTTGTGCAAAGCTGCATTCCAGCTTAACATCTCAGCCACATCATATGCTGGTAACACTACACCATAGCCATCCTTCTCCTCGGAATTGAGGATAGTGTGGCCTGTGTAAGAATATGGCGATTTGATATACTGAATATTGTCATTCATTTCATAGTTTTTATATGTGTATTCACAACTACAATGAATCTTGATGCCACGGTCCAACCACTCATTCAGCAAAGAACAAACATTGTAATATCTGTTCATCCAGAGCTGCGCATAACCAACCAGACAGCGTTTTGTCTGCCCGTCGATTTCTACATCTTCAATTTCAGCGGACTGGAATGTACCAATAGCAAACGTATCGGTTGCTAATAAGTCTTCGCCAGTATCACGGTTTTTTGTAAAATACGCTTCGTGGGTTCCAAGATGGTCTTTGCTCTTATCGCCTTCGTTGAAGTATTTTACCAACACAGGCTGTCCAATCAGAGTGTCTTTGTTCTCTGCGCAGACTTCCTCAGTGATAATCTGGCCGTTCCAGCTCAATTCAAAGTCATGGATTATAAATGGAGCGTATAAATTCGTCTCCAATTTACCTTCGGCTTGGTTAATGGATAATAATGGCTGTCCATTACCATGAGCCTTAAATTCTTCGAACGACAGGTTTTTCACCTCCGTCCATTAGAACTCTTGAAAATATTTAAAGAACAATAATGCTTGATTAGTTCATCATTGCTCATTTCAAGCAATCGTGGGTCCTGAACCTCCCATAACTAAAAGCCATGAGATTCTTGGTCGAGTGCGCTATCGCGCACAGCATATCCAAGCTATCCCCGTAGTTCCTACGGTTCTTACATATATTATTGCTTACGCCACTTGTAAAATCCTCAAACCCTCGTTCAAAATATTCTTCGCGGCATTCTTATCTCTATCATGGTATGCTCCGCACTGTGGGCATTTCCACTCTCGAATAGATAAATTTTTAATTTCGTCGTTTTTATATCCACACGCATTACATAACTGAGAGCTTGCGTAGAACTTATCTACCTTAACAACTTGCTTGCCATACCAATTGGATTTGTAAGTTAGTTGCCTTGTAAACTCATACCATGACACATCTCCTATCGCTCTTGCAAGTTTTCGATTCTTTATCATATTCGCAACTTGCAAATCTTCAATACAGATAATATCATTTTCTTTTACAATTCCAGTAGACAATTTCTGCAGAAAATCTTTTCTCTGATTTACAATCTTTTCATGTTGTCTAGCAACCTTAATCCTCGCATTCTCCCAATTAGAACTACCTTTTGTTTTTCGAGATAATTCTCTCTGTAATTTAGCAAGTTTATTCAAAGACCGCTTCAGATATTTTGGATTTTCAACAAATTCTCCATCACTTGTAATACAAAATTCTTTAATCCCCAAATCTAAACCAACAACACTACCAGTTTTCTCATATTGCGGATTTTCAACATCAGTGCAACACAATGATACATAATACTTTCCGCTTGGCTCTTGCGAAATAGTAGCATTTAATATCCTCCCTTGCGGAACCTGCTTATCTCTGATTTTTACTTTGCCGAGTTTGGGAAGTTTAATGTGTTTTCCGCAATATTCGATATTGTTGTTCGTAAAACTTGTTCTGTAAGAAAACCTATGTGTTTTCTTTGATTTGAATTTAGGAAACTTTGCGTATTTTTTAAAAAAATTCTGATATGCTCGATCCAAATCCCTGAGACTATTTTGTAGCGCCCGATTATCAACTTCTTTTAGCCATTTCAACTCTTTTTTTAAATTTGTCAAATCAGCGCAACACTGGTTGTAAGTTAAAGAAGTTTTATTCTCTTCGTATAATTCAATTTTCTTTGCTAGGTAATGGTTGTATACAAATCTGGTACAGTCAAAAGTTTTTTTAATCAGGTCTTGTTGTTTCTTATTTGGATATATGCGATATTTATAAGCCTTTTCCGTTACACTCACTTCCTTCGTTTCAATTCGGTCAAATGATACGGAAATAGCAAAACAACAATAACATATGTAAGAATCGCAGTTCTTACTTTTAGTCATTTTTAGAGGTTGTCGTTCACATAAGCACACTACTGTTTATGCAGTTCTCTTACGAACTTCTTATGCTTTCACATAAGCACAGACTATATCTTCATCCTCGTCATTACACGTTAGGAGTCACCCACTTCCACAGGGCTTCCTGTGTACTCCCTTCCGGGATAGTCGTTGAACCTTCTCTTTCGAGCTTGGCTGCTGATTGCCCATTTTGTAGCTATTTAATACCATTTTGGCAAAATAACCACCGGTCGCTTAGGATTTAACCTTACGACCATCCGAACAATTCTTTCTGCTTTCGCAACCGTTCCATATGAACCTTATAAATCTTATTATAACTATTTAATACTATTCTGTCAATAGTTATTTTCAGATTTTTTAAAGATTCTCTGTTTTGGTTTGTTCGGCTTTAGGGGTTTCCAGCAATTCAAGTGATATATGCAGTAATTTCAAATTACTGCCACGCACAAATTTCTCTATGCGCGGACTATCGCAATAATTATTAACTTACAAGTTTTTGTAATTATTTTTTAATCCACAATAAGTTTTTGGCCATTGGCAGTATTGCATACATACGTCACGCCTCCGGCCCGGCTGATAAAAATGTTATTTGTTTGTGTCATTTTTCTCACCGTCTCGTGTTTTCTGACCTTCGTCACTCAGATCTTCTTCTTTTTTCTTAGGAGCTCCGCCTTTGTTGCCTTCTCCAGACCCATCTCCACTCTGTGTGTAAGATGTAGCTGGCGGCTTAATCTTCGAATATAAGTCCAAAGTTTCCTGTTCATATAAAGATTGAGTGATATAATCTTGGAACTCAACATCTGGCAGCAAGTCAACAATCGGTTTGATAGCAAACCCTTCGCTGTGCAGCGCCTGTAAAGCACCAAGAACTTTTTCTGCGTCGAGTGGGATGCGTTTGTCGAAATTCATCCAGAAGTTCTCTGATTTATTGCCAAGAACAAAATAGAATCCTTTGTTATAAACATCCTCTATCTGCTCAAGAATTTCACCAATGCGTTTATAAAGGAATGTATACGCATACTTCATAGAAGCAGACGACCCATCTTTGCCTGTAAACATTGGCGTAGGCAGACCACTATCAATACTAGCGTCATTATCAACAGCTTCATATTTGTCATTATCCAGACCATCCAATCCATCCAGAGCAGCAAACTCTAATTTCGCCCATTCTGGAACAACGGCCAGCGGAGTGCCTTTTGCAGATATACTCTTTTGCAGAGTGTTATATACGCCGTTAGTAACTTTCTTTCTCACATTTTTGTTTAAAGACAAATATGGAACTTCTTTGTTACCAACAGTCAAGGTCGCAACATTACGCACAACCTTATTTACAATAGTATTTTCCAGTTCGCGGAATGAATTTTTATGAACCAAATCCGGCAGATATTGCGTACCCATCGGAAGACCAATACGCTGATTGCGGAACAGAGTATTCACACGAATTACTTTAGTTGTTTCCTGCGGTAATTCAATATAGCGTTTTTCGTCATTGCTAGTGTCGTTCTGATATGCGTTAAAATCAGATTCGCTAACAACGCCCTTCAATGTCTCAAACCAAACAACACGTTCAGTTTCTTCGTCCATTTCTTCAAACCATGCCAAGTCGATTACAGCAACCCAGTCACCGTTTCTTCTAAACTTAGGGAAAACCCATTGTGGTTTATCAAAAATATGGAGATAAGGGTTTTTCTTATCGCCCAACCAAGTGCATACAACTGTGCCGTTTACACAAGCCTGAGTTAATAAATCCCTTGTAACTTCTTTATATCTGACCTTTTTCATCATCTGACGAATGGTCTGTAAACTTTTTTCGTTTGATTTCGCAGAGCTGTCTATAACTTCAATAGAATAATTCAAGTCAGACAATGTTCTGATAATGGTGAATAACTGATAAATTACACCATTAGAATAGTACAGATACGCCATATAGTTTTGAATTTCTTCAAAATTCTCATCTGGATTACTCAGCCATTCTAATAATGTTTCGTTATCAAGTGTTTCAACAATGCCGTCGCCAAACAGATTCCCGATATAGCCTTCCTGCATATCAGATATTGCATCTGAATATTCATTCATGGAACGCTGTGCGTTTTCTATTTCAGCTTGAGCCATCATCATATCTACAGTTCTGCTATTTCGTAAATAAGTAGGCAACTTTCATTTTCACCACACTAAAAATCACTAAACCCATACAGGGTTATAAAGTCGTCATCGTCATCAATTCCAACTTCGACTTTAAAGTTTTGTCTGGAAAGCTCAGTAGCAAAATAGTTTGCCATTGCGATAGCGGAATATCGGTCCTTACGCTTACCAGACTGCTCCCTTACCTTAACCTTACCATTTTCTTTGCGTTCGGCTTCAAGTGAGAGCATTTCGTATATCATAAGACTCGTTTGTACATACGGACCTTTTAATTTACCAATTAAATCTCCGGAGAACTCATCATAACCAGAGAACCTTGTTAAATAGTCCTGTCCGTCATTTTCATGTACGAGAAGTCTTAATTTTCTAGTATTGATTGCGTTCTGTAACATAATAGCCATATCGCTATTTAACTGTTCAAACGCCTTCACACTGTAAATAACTCGTGGATTATTTGGATACAAGCATCTTTCGTTCATTTCTTCGTCGTTCATACACGCAAGCGGTTGATATTCTACACCACTTTCTCTGTCTATCATAGGATTACCTACAAGCAAGTCAAAGATTGGCAAACCAACACCATTAGCGTCCATTACGATATAGTCAGCATCAAATTCATCGTACAGCTTGCGAATACGCAATGCCGTCGCTTCAGAGTGTTGACCAGTCCATGTTTCAATGTACGGAACGTCTCTCAAATAATCATTTCTAGCTGCATTAGGGGTCAAACACATCAAGCCAAAGCAAGACGCGTCGTTTTTATGTTTATTAGAAGACATGAGCGCAATATCGGCAAATACTACTCGAATTTCTTCCTTAGATTTTGACCGGTAAGTTTTCTTTTCATCTTTGCCACATTTCGCACGTACCTCTAGCGGATAAATAACTTTCTCAATCTTTCTGCAAGCAGTCAAACCTTCATTATCGAACAAAGCATTTTCTGCTTCACCAAGCCATTTCCCTTCCATTTCAATTTTCCATTTTACCGGGTCGAAATCGGCTTCCGTCATTTCATTAATGATTTCAGACATTTTCTTTAACCCATTGCGCACAGATATTTGATATGGAAGATTGCAACAAAAATATGATTTCCCTGCTGCCATTTGTTTTATAGTAGCTTTATATTTCTCATACGCCCAATGTTGCTTAATCCAAGCACTACTGAGATAGATCTGCGCATTATCTTCTTGTAAATGATAATATTCTGGCAAATCCAGATATTTCGGATGTCTTGAGTTTGCCAAAAATCTTCTCAAAACACTGTCTACAATTTCTTTATCCAACAGACGGTATTCGTCACAAACCAATAAATTAGCCCTTGCCAATTGTTATTAACCGTAGGCTCTTTATCCTACGCTCTGGAGGTTTCCCTCATTTTCATCGGTTGGTCATTTCCAACCCAGTTTAGAGTACATTTTCATCACTAGACGGCACGATGAAGGAGACTCTTGGGGTGTTATATTTATTCAACCCTACTCGTTACGGTGGTGCGCAGCCTTTCGCAATCTACGCACTTACCTCGGAATTAGCAGCCAAGCCTTCTCCGATTTTCCCCTTTAATGCTATCTGGCCAAATTTGCCGTTGTAGCCAGACACGGCGCTTAAATATCTTTGATATTTTCTATCTAAATACATCTCTGCGTCCTTGTATATATAATCAATAAATTTCCAGTTCGCAGGAGCATGTAATTGAAGCTTCCAAGCAAAAGTATCTTTTAAAATTTTATTCGCAAAACCATGTTCGTTTAAATAATCTGACAGCCAATTAACAAAATCATCACTTGCTGTTTCAATAGCAACCTTGAGATAATGTTTGTCTACTTTTTTATTATAACTAGAAGAGATGCTTCCATTTCCATCAAAATAGCCTCTTATAAAATCTCGCATTAATTCATCAGGAACGCCGGATGGCGCTTTTTTAACAAATGTTTTTCTTTGTACACATCCATGCGAAATTAAATCATTTACAATTTTTGTACTGTAAAGTCTAATAAAGCATACTTCTGACGGACCAATTGGCTGATCAATAATAACTTGCGGGCCGCGTTTTCTAAAACCTACTTCTATATTTCCACCTAAACATTTGTTTAGTTTTCTTAAATGACCAGCATCAGATTTTTGTAATTCTATTGCAGCTTCTGCATTTGTTTCACCTTTTGTAACGTATCCGTCTGCATAAAAAAATCCTAACCAGTATGCTTGGTTAGGAGTAGAAATGTTTTCAAAATAATTTTTGTCGTAATGGTATTTTTCTTCACGTTTCAAACCATTTTTATTTGCTTTCAGCTGAATTGCGCATTTTGTACGACCAAGTTTATCTGCGATTTCAGATACAGTCATTGTCTTGTAATTTTCTTTAAGGAAATTAAGTTCTTCTTTTGTCCATGCTTTTGCACTCATATTATACGTTCCTCTTCTTTCTATATTCTTGTTATGATTTAATTGTATAATAAGTTAAGATATTTAATTTATTCACCACGGCTATTATCGTTTGCTGTAACAATATTAACTGTAGAACCATTTTTAAACTCAATAACCGGATCTATTTTAGATTCAGTTTTGAACAATATTTCTTCCCGCAACATTGGCGAGTTTTTATATATATCATTGATTTTTGTAAAAACCTCAAATGCCTGAGACCTTACGCCGGATGCAATTACAACTTTTGTTCCCGGATATAAAATGCATCTGCAAATAATATACACGCCGGTCATGAACGACTTTCCTAAACCCCTACTAGCGCAAAACACAAAGTTTGTGTTGTTCATCATTTGATATAACAAAACACACTGGAATGGTTTTAGATTAATTCCTAAATAATGCTTGCACATATGAAAAGGGTACTTGCGCCAAAATGCAATCCAATTAACTGCATTTTTTAAAAATTGTTCATCATACACAAAAGCTTCAATATTCTGCACAGCATCTCTGATTTTCATATCAGACTTCGGTACTGGTCTAGCATTAAAAAGATTTCTCTTATAAGATGCTCCGGGCATTAGGACTCATCCTCCTCGTCTACGGCAAGTCGAACAACATCCAACTCTTCTTGACTAGGAGTGTACTTTTTCTTATCTTCATCAACGATTTCTTGGTAAGGATTTTCTCTGCCAAGTTCATTTAACATTTCGGATTTAAAATATGCCATCTCAATATCAAATTCTGACTTTGGCATGTCGCCAAGCCAATCGATATCTTCCAATTTAGGAATCGGCGTCATTTTTACATCCTCGATATATTTTGTAACCAATCCGATAATATAATGACCAGTGTCGTTTTCCTCTTGTTTCTTCTGTAATGCCTTGATGTTCAAGTCCTCAGAAAGTTTTGAGATTGTTTCAACGACAGATTTGATGTCGCTCATCTTCGTGTCTTTTGCTTGCATCATTTCTGTTTTCTTGCGTTCGAGCTGACATAATGTCTTATAGTCACTCTCTTTTTTATAATCCATTTTGTCCAAATCTTCGAACTCCATGAATTTATCAAAACGCTTTTGAACGTCAATGTAATACTCTGCAGGAAATCCACGACCCCAGAACTCCATCATTTCTTCTGTTACTTGGTCATACGCCTTTTCTTTTTTATT